TAGGCGAGAAGCTTATGAAACTTGCGACAGAAGCAGATGACACTTCAGCAAACGCTGCAGTATCATTCTCAAAGATTTCTTTGACAACAAAGAAGTTACGCCTAGATTGGGAACTATCAACAGAGTCTCTAGAAGACAATATTGAGGGTCCAGATCTAGAAGACCACATCGCACGTATGATGGCAACACAAGCAGGAAATGATATTGAGGATGTAGTTCTTAACGGAAATACAGCTTTAACATCAGATGCTTTGTACAAGTCATTTGACGGTGTAGTAAAGAAAGCAAAGACATATGGACATGTTGTTGATGCTGGTGGAGCTGCAGTAAGCCGTGCTGTATTTAACAGCGCCCTTAAGGCTCTTCCACGTAAGTACAAGCAACGTCGTTCAGACCTTCGCTTCTTGGCAGGTTCAAACCTAATCCAAGATTTCCTATATGCTAACAGCATTGGAACAAACAACACAATCCCACAAGATATCGCATCAAGCGTTATCCGTGGTGCAACACCAGGACTTGGTGGAGCAGCAGGATATGTAGCACCTTTCGCATTTGGTATTCCAATTGTTGAAGTACCACTTCTTCCTGAGACACAAACAGGTTCATATGCAAGCCCATCAGGTTCACACGGAGATATCCACTTGACATTCCCAAATAACGTAGTTATTGGTATCAAGCGCGATGTAACTGTTTACCGATTCTTCTGGCCTCGTAAGGACTCCATTGAGTACACAATGTATACTCGAGTTGGCGTTCAAATCGAACAACCAGATGCTTGGGTAGTTGTAAAAGATGTTAAGGTTGCTTCTTAATTAAGAAATAATCTATTTATCTAAAGAAAAGCCTCCAATTTAATTTGGGGGCTTTTCATTTGAATTTACTAGTGATATAATTAAACGACCTAACCAAAAGGAGAACATATGTCATTCGAGACATTGAAATTATCTGAATTAAAGCAGGCAGCCGAAGACTTCGGCGTAGACGCAAGTGATTTAAAAGGAAAAGCCGACATTATTGCGGCGCTAACAGAAGACGGGGTAACCTGGGAAGTGTATAGTAAAGCAATTAAAGATGTTGAAGAAGCTAAAGAAGAAATTGAAGTATTACCAAGATTTGATTTAAATCAGGAAATAGATCCAAATTCTTTGTTAGTTAAGATGGAAAGAGACAATTACAGATACGATGCTTTAGGATTTACTTTTACAAAAGAACATCCATTCGTTGCAATGTCTGCAGAAGCTGCTCAAGAAATTTTTGATAAGGAGGAAGGTTTTAGATTAGCTACCCCAAGGGAAGTTCAAGACTTCTACAGTTAATTTAACCTTTTAAAATGGCAGAGATTTATGTAAATAGTAGGACTCCAATAAAAAGCAAAATATATTGGGAGTCTGAACTTGTCAGTCCAGACACAGTTACAGTAAAAGTTTACGATGTTACAGAGGATCCTTCTATAGTCCCTGCCATTTCCCCAACTACAATCTTAACAACACTTACGGCCACTAGCGTAGAAACAGATTCTGGATCGTATCAAGTTATATTGCCTTTTAACTATACGGAAAGAAATAGAAGTTTCAAGCTAGTTTGGTCGTATTTAATTTCTGGAACAGAGGGATACCATGCATCATATGTTGATGTAGTCACTCCTTACATAAACATTAATGAGCATTTGCAAGATCTAAATTTCGGATCAGACCCTAGCGATCCAAATTATAAAAATTATCAAGAGATTCAATCTGCAGAGAGATATGCTAGAAAAATTATAGAAGGACATACAGGTCAAGAGTTTTACTTATACCAAGACGTAGAAGTAGTATACGGATCAGACTCAGACGTATTAGTATTACCTTATAAAATAAATAAACTAAATAAACTGTATTCTAACGATATCCTTTTAATTGACAATCAATCTGTTCCTGCTGTTAACAACTGGATATTTAATCCAATTATTTCAGAAACTGGTTTTGGAATTAGAATTAATAAAACTAATTCAATAGACAATGCAGTTTATACTGCAAATGGATTTGTGCCACCTAGCGTTAATGATAGCGAAGGTTCTTTGTTTGGAAAAAATATTAGATACACAATTCATGGTGAATTTGGATGGGACAGGGTTCCAACAGAAGTTAGCCAAGCTTGTATTGAGTTAATGAAAGATTACTTTTCTAAAGATTCTGTCTGGAGAAACAAATACGCAAAAAATGTTCAAGCATTTGATTGGAAATTTGAATATAACTCTAGCGCATATGCTGGAACTGGAAACGCCTACGCAGACCAGTTACTAAGCTCATATGTTTTAAGTAATATGGTAGTAATTTAATGATAGATTTAATACAGTCCATGTTGCCTATGAACTTGGATATCTATAGACAAACAGATATTCAAGATAATGATACTGGTGCTATAAAAAAAGAATGGTCTTATTACTCAACAATTCCATGCTATGCAAAAAGCATTATAAGTAATTCTTCAACTTCTAGATCTGGAGATACTCAATCATTTTCCAACAAATACAAAAATGAGCAAAATATTCAAGTTCGTACCGAAAGTAAAATATCTTTAAGGCACAAGGTTTCAAACATTAAAGACAGGGACGGAAAATCAATTTGGACAGAGCAGGACTATCCATCAGAGACACCCACAGTATTTGAAGTTATTGGAAGTAGTCCCATAACAGATCCATTTGGTAGAGTAATTGGTTATAATTCTTCTTTAAAGAGATCGGAGAATCAGCAAATTGGAATCTAACGTAATGCTGCTTCAAGCAGCTTCTGGTCTTGAAAGATTAATGTATAACAAAAGCCCAAAGGGAATTATTCAAGATAGCAATATTGCACAAATTTCTGCTGCCTTATATTATCAAGCAAATGTAGTTGCCAAATTAAGCAATAGCAAAAAGTTTAAAAGTACTTTTAAAAAGGTAGTGTTTAATCAAATAAAAAAAGATTTTGGGCAATACATAGATTCACAAGCAAGATCAAAGCCAAAAGCATTTCACCATGTATATGAATGGGGTAAGACTGGAAGCGCAAATGATAGATTGTTTAGTCTAACATCTTTAGATTCTGTAGGAATATCTTTTAAAGTTAATTTTAAATTTGAACCATCAAAAACATTTGTTCCTGGACCAGAAAAACAAAGGAAACACGTATTTCAAAACAAAGCGTCTGTGATGGAGTCAGGAATGGCTCTTAAAATTGCTCCACGCCATTCTGAGAGGTTAGTATTTGAATCCAATGGTGAGACAGTCTTTATGCCCAAAGGGGCTTCAGTGACCGTTAAAAGGCCAGGAGGACCTAGTGTTAAAAATCAATTTACTTTACAATATTCAAGATTTTTTAGCGGGAACCTTGTAAGCTCATCTATTAAGAAATCTGGATTTAAAGATATATTTAATTCAGCTTCAATGAAAGCATTAAAAATACCAGCAACAATTAAAACAGTTCAATATTCATTTTCTCCAAATTCAATTAGAAGCATGGCGGACTCAGCAGTAGAGATGTCATTTGGAGGGTCCTTAATATGACAGCAAATTATAAACTAGATGCAATTCTAGAAATAAGAAAATTTTTATGGTCTAAATTGGTGGCAGCTGAAATATTTGATGAGAACGAATATTTTAGCGATAGTATAAACGACAAGATAGTCCCCATTATTCCAGTCCAACAGGTATCTGAAATGGATCAATTTTTGAGTGGAAAAAAACATATAGTTTATGACAAAATTGGAACCTCATATGAGGACAATTGGATGGTCTGCTGTGAGCAGATACTGTTTACTATCTACTCCCCAGATGTTTCAGAAATCAATGAGATTAGGAATTTTATGATTGATGAATTTAGAAGGGTAGATGAGTCCGCAAGAGACGTAAATAGGTTTGCAAGCCTATCTAATAAATTCAAATTTTTTAGCATTTTTGTAGCCGATATATCCCCAACAGAGCCATCAGAGGAAATGCAGGGTCTAATGTCTTCAGATGTCATTTTGGAAGTAAAGTATGCCAGAATAGTAGATGGGGTAGGAAGATTTCTATAAGTTGCTTTTGGTTGACTTGTTCCGTATAATTGCCTTAGAGGAAAGAAGCCTAGCCAGCTTTAATTTAAGATTTTAACATATATATATATATTGAAATATAGGAGGTAAGAAAACTATGGCACAATCCGTAGGTAATGCTAAAAACATTCTCGTTGGTGCATCTCCATTGTTTTTGTCAACTATTGACGTAAACGATTCAGATTATATTGCTAATGCCGAACCAGGCGTGGCAATTGCATCAGCCGCAGGAACAGTTGGCGTACCAGCATATTCAACAGGAGTATCATACACAACAACATTGAACACTGTTGATCAAGAAGCTGGAAAATTTGGATACCGCAACGTTGGTTTCACCAACAACGGTCTTCAAATTACATACAACCCAACATACGACTCAGTAACTGTAGATCAGTTATTAGAT